CGTAACTTTCACAAGCCCAAACAAAACCCGATCAACTCGTTAAGTATTACTCACAAAGCATATACAATCCTTTGTGGCGTTTATTGTCGTTGTTAGCTATTTGCAATTTGCTCTTTTAAAGTACACGCTGAGGTTGTACGGGGGTTTTTTGACAGTGAACGTAAACAAGATACCCTTTCAGATTTTTTTAACAAAACAAAACGGTTGCAACTGTGCAACTAACGAGTAGTAGTTGTCGTTAACTCTGTACGTCAATACTAGCTTATTTAAGATGTATTGAAAACTCTGACTACCGTGTCTACCAAAACCACTACATCTAGCTTTCAGCTGGTATACACTATGAGATAACCTAACGATATTATCTAATAGTATATCTAATAGATATAATACTAATACTAATACTATAGATATAATACTATAGTATTAACTATAGGGGGATAAACGTAGTAGTTGTATGTCTTTCCTAAATCCATGTGTCCCCTCTAGCTCTAGTTCCTAAAGTCCCATCTAAAAACTTCTCTAGGTCTTTCTTTAGGAGATCCTCTTTATGATCCTGTAAAGAAGTCTCTGCGTCAGTAGCCATTTGTTCAACCCAATAGGCTACAGCTATAGACAAAGCATCTAGTCGGTCATCATTTCTTAAGGCTCCCCTATCTTTAGTTAGCCTAGTCATCTGGTAAAACAATTGATAATTAGGATCCTTAGTATCAAAGTCTTTCCTTATTAACTGTGGAGATACAACGAGCCTATGTTGGTTCATCACAGGTTCTAAGGTATCAACAATCCTCAGTTCTTTTTGTTTGGTATGATTAACTTCTTCTATAGTCACAGGATAATACCTTTGGACTATAGGTTTTAGTAGTTGTGTAAACATACCATCACCAAAGTTACTCTCAACGATAATCATGTTAACCTTAGTGTCTCTAGCTAGTGTAGCAATTTTAGTTAGATTGCTTTCTGTGTACCCACCACTTAACCCCGTGCATTCTTGCACAAATAGATTACCACCTAGCTGTTTTACTATGGCAATCGCCAATTCATCTTGACCTCGACCAGCAGGATCAATAGACATTACTGAACCTTTATAGTCTCCAAATTCTTCTGACTTAAACATGGGTTTATAGTATTTATCTCCCGTGAAACCTACTGACGGTAAGTCTTCACAAACATACTCTGGACTACCTGCCCAAGCTATTTTTACAGGAGCTATATCATTATTAATATCCATTACTACTAAATCACTTAATTTAAGTGGGTATCTTTCTTTATCTGATAAAGTAGTATCAAGCATAAACTGTAAGGCAAAGCCACTACGTCCATAACTTGCTTCTCTTTCTTTTAACTCTAGATCATTAAATCTTTCGGGATCTATAGGATCTAACTCATCAAACTTCTCGGTATTAATAAAAGGTGCTAGTTTGTGTTCGTACCTAGAAAGCTTTAGAGCTTCAGGCATACGAGCAGTCCATATCCTAGTTTCATATCCTCTTGCAGGTAAATCATTATACACCGACATATCTGATTGTGGTGTACCTAAGAATACGATTTTACCCTTTGGAGATAAGACGGCTTCAAACTCTTTTACATTATCGGTAAGTTTATCTCTCATACTTTGAGTTAAACTATTGTTTAAACTTTCGCAGTCATCAGAGATTATAAAGTCGGCTCTAGATCCTGTAAGTTGACCTGTGATACCAACGGATTTCACTGATGGAGAATGTGCTGCTTTAGCAGGTGCTACATCAAATGAAACATTACTTCCCCGTTGATCTGATCTTGGGGCCAAATGCTTTAGTATTTCCATTTCAGTAATTAATCTTTTAGTAAATGTACTAAAGTCATCTGCTCTAGTTTTACTTGCAGATACTACTAGAAACTTTAGGTCGGGGTTTCTAAGTAAATTCCAACAGACAAAAGCACTACAAATCCATGACTTACCTATTCCTCGAAATGCTTGGATAACAGCACGTCTAGGTGCGTTTTGCAGGTAGTCAGCTATATCAAACTGTACTTTTGTTGGACTCGGAAGATTTAAGTGTTTCCAAGCGATATACAGGAAGTTCCTGAAATCATGGGTTATTTCTTTCATATTATACCCTTTAAACGCCACTAGAGGCGTGTAGATGAGTCTTTATTGCTTAATGTCCTCTTTACCTTGTATCACATCAGAGATCTTAAATGGGAGCTCCTCAGCTAGTTTTCCTATCGAGTTAGTATCGGTAGGGACACAATCTATGTTATTATCCTTTAAGAATTGTCTAGCAACGTTAAGATCCGAAGCTTTTACTTCGGGATCCCTGATTTTCTCTAGGAGAGTATCAGTTAGTTTACTATGTAATTCAGTTAGTTTCTTTTCTGTTTCTTTACTCATAATTAGCAATTCCATTTTCTTAAGGCTAAAGCCTTTCTTGTTGGTCTTCCTTTACTGTCTTTCATTGGCCCTTTTACTCCACCCATTCGAGCACAGAAGCTCTTTTTTCTACCAGCAGCTCTAGATCCTGCTTTTGGATTTCCTGTAACAGGAGCCTTGAGGTTATGACCTTTAGCTTTAAAGTAAGCTCTACCTCTTGCGTTTAATCCACCACTAGGGTTTTGGTGTGCTTTTAAAGTCATTTACTAGTTAGTCTATCCATGTGATTATAAATTCTGCCAATTTGTTTATCTATTGACATAATTTCTTCTGTAAGCATTCCTAGATGAACTTGAAGTTCTACAATAGTCATCAATACATAAGTAGATAATCCCAAAAGGATTGTACCTAATAAACCTATTAACATTGTATTGTGTTGTCGTTTCATTTAGCAACTTTACCTTTGTTGATACCCTTTTTAATTACATATTGTAAAGTACCATTAGCACCATGCTCTACTTCTTTTTTAAGAAGTTTAGTTAAATTAATTTCTTTAAGTTTTTTTTCTACTTTCTTTTTAAAAGATTCTAGTAGTTTAGTATCACGCATAGATTAATCTCCACAGGTACACCCAAAATCTTTATTGCATAATGGACATTCTGTATTTTTTCTTTTTTTTATTTTATTAGGTTTTGGAAATGAAAAAGTAAGTACGTCATTTAACATAGCACATTGCTTGTCCCACCAACCAAAAAACCAATAACAGAATTTATCAATCACACTATTATTGCAACCAGTAGAGCAACACTTATAATAATTACAAAAACTTTGTGTTCATTCCATAAATGTTTTAAATTATATTTAATCATTTGTTTCATATTATTATTTCTTTCCTCCTTTAAATATTTGCGTTCCCTTAATTCCATAAACACTCGCCACGACAAGAATCCACAAATTAGTGAACCAGCTCGGGAGCTGTTGGAACTGTTCAAAGAACTCTTGAATTTTTGCAGATGCAGCAGGATCGTCACTAAAGACTCCATATGCCAGCACCAAAATTGGCAACGTAAGAATTATTAAAATTGCCTCATCTTTATAATCGGATTGTCGGGCTTCTAAAAGTTTGCCAGAGTATTCTATTTCCCCTTTAGCCATTTTTTCTGCGTGAGATGCCTGAGCATTAGCCATCATCATTTTAGTTTCTTGTTTCTTTTTGTAGATATGCGTCCCAGCATTCATCGCTAATTTAATTGCACTAAGCCACACGGTATTTACCTCTGTTTAATTTTTTTGATGTTATTCTTAAATTTGATCTAGAATTATTTCTTGGGTTTTTATCTCTATGATCTATATCTCTACCATCACCTTTTGATACAGCACCTAAAGCCATTAACTTACGTCTAGCTCTGTTTCTAGATGCTCGATCTAATTTTGATTTAGAAGAAGATTGATACTTTCTATATTCTTCTCTGTAGTTTCTACTAGCCATATTTCTTTTTAGGGAAACCTGCTTTCATCCTTGCGTACGCTTTTGGCGATACTGTACTTTTAGATTTTGGTCTAGAAGTACCTGCTTTTTTTCTAGCATTAATGTTAGCGTATAGTCCACGTTTTGCCATTTAACTCTCCGTTACTGTTGTTGGTTTACACATAAAACTAAAATACATTTTATGTTCGTTTACTTCTTCAATACCTAGTTCTTGTGTTAATCTTATACTTTCGTTGTAGCCTCTTATCATACAATCATAATGTGAATTTAAAATTGCAGTTTCTTTAGGAGGCATACATTGGTTAGCCGTAGCCGAACACATGATCATTATTAAAACTAATTTCACTTTTTATGATGTCTTCTTTTTGATTTATTCATCATTGATAAATTTGCTTTTTTACCAATACTTGTTTTCTTGTGTTTAGATCTTGTTTCGTGAGCTTCTTTATTTAAAAGACCTTTGGCCTTAGCCATTGAATTTGAAAAATCCTATTAGACCTACAATTAGTGTCCCAATAGCTAAGATAACTTTAAGTCCACCCTTACCCATAGAAACATCTTGTCTTAACGACTTAATTTCTTTTTTCATTTCATCTATGCTTTTTAGAATGTTATTCATTCGTTCAGCACAAAGTTTCTCATGTGATGAAAGTCTTACACCTGTA